CGGAATCTTCTTCGATTACCCGATCTTGAACAGGCTATGGAATACGAAGATCAAAGCATCGATGTGCGTAGACACCCTAGTCATGTCAAGGCTGATGAGTCCAAGCCGCGAAAACGGACACAGCCTCGCAGCGTGGGCAACAAGACTGGGGACAGAAAAGATTGACTTCAAAGACTTTGATGGCGGCTACACCGCAGAGATGGAAGAGTACTGCATCCGCGATGTCGAAGTGTTGGAAAAAGTGTACAATGCTTTATTAAAGGAGCAAGAGCAATATGGATTCTCAGAAGAAAGCATCGAACTTGAGCACCAAGTCGCAATCATCATTGCTAGACAAGAGCGCCATGGTTTTAGATTTGATCTGCCTAAAGGTATGGTGCTTCTGGCAAGCCTTAAAGATAAGATGGCTGCAATTGAGGCATCCCTACATGGCATCTTTCCGCCAATCGTTACCGAGCGAATTAGTGAAAAAACAGGAAAGAGACTCAAAGATCATGTCGAAGTCTTTAACCCAGGCTCAAGGCAGCAGATCGCCAAGCGCCTCATCGAAAAAGGCTGGCAACCGAAGAAGCACACAGAAAAAGGCCAAGTAATCGTTGATGAGTCTACTCTGGCAGGAGTTGATATACCAGAAGCAAAGGCCATCGCCGAATACTTACTCATTCAGAAGAGGGTGGCTATGGTTGAATCATGGATTGAAAGTGTATCTGACAGCCACAGGGTTCACGGTAAGGTCATCACCAACGGAGCAGTCACGGGACGAATGACTCACCACAGTCCTAATATGGCTCAGGTTCCATCGGTGGGTTCAGAGTACGGCGCTGAGTGCAGGGAGTTGTTTACGGTGTCTGAAGGCTACAAATTGGTTGGTGTCGATGCTGCATCGCTAGAGTTGCGGATGTTGGCGCACTATATGAAAGATGAGAACTATGCTAGAGAAATCGTTGAAGGTGACATCCATACAAAAAACCAGACTGCGGCAGGTCTTGAAACTAGGGCGCAAGCCAAGACATTCATTTATGCTTTACTCTATGGCGCAGGGCCTGCCAAAATCGGGAAAATTGTTGGTGGTTCGGCGGTGCGGGGTCAGAAACTCATCGATAATTTTCTTCGGAACACGCCGAGCCTCAAAAGACTTCGAGACAAGGTTGACCAGCTATCGGTACAAGGCACGCTACCAGGTCTTGACGGTAGGAAACTACACATCCGTTCCGCACACGCAGCACTTAACACGCTACTGCAGAGTGCTGGTGCGATAGTAATGAAGAAGGCTCTGGTCTTGCTCGACACTGAACTTAGGCGGCACAAGTTAGATGCACACTTCGTTGCTAATGTGCACGATGAGTTCCAGATTGAGGCCAAGGCAGAGCAGGCACAGAAGGTAGGCCAGTTAGCAGTTGACAGCATACGCAAAGCTGGTGTACTATTGAAGATGCGGTGTCCCCTTGATGGGGAGTACAAGATAGGGGATAATTGGTGTCAGACTCACTAACAGATTTTGAGGAACCAGACTCAGCAATTATGATTGCTGTAGTTGACGGTCAGGTACATTTAGCGTATTCTCTGGACTTATCAGATGACTACGATGAGATACTTGACATTTTAGAGACTGCTGCTATGATGGTGGTTCAAGCACAAGGCAAGCAGGATGAAACCAGTGTTCATTAACCTTAAAGGAGATAATTAAATGAACGACCTAGCAAAACCAGTGAAGGTTAAAGCCACGATTATGTGGTGCTTTCACAACAAACCTAACGAGATGTCCGCTAAATATCAGGTAGACTTATGCAATCTGTCTGATAACGCAGTGAAGGCTCTTGAGGGTCTTGGCATTGAGGTTCGCAAGCGTGAAGACAAGCCAGAGAAAGGCTTCTTCATTACTTGCAAGAGCACAGTGCCTATTAAAGTATTCGATGCCACTGGGAATAGTCTTGAGAATACTCCCGTTGGCAACGGATCTGTAGCTACGGCTATAGTTGGTACTTACGAGTGGGCGTGGAAGAACAAGAAAGGCATCTCCCCGTCTGCGACTAAGTTGGTGATTGATTCTTTGGTTGCTTACGAAGAAGGCCAAGCGACTGAAGAAGCACTTGATGAAGTTCTGTAAACATAACCGAAAGGATAATTATGTACGTTGTTCGATTTAATGGTAAAAAGCTGTCACTCAAAGCATTTTCGGGACTGACGAAGTATGAGCAGGCTCGCAATGCACTGCGTAAGTATCTGCGAAGCAAGGGACTGAGCCGTATTCACGGACAACTCGGTTACTCAATCGCACGAGTCTAAGCCGTGATCGCACTTGTTGATGGCGATATTGTCGCCTATACCCTCGCTGCTGGTTGTGAGGACTATGACGATAAAACAGCCCTCAGCAAGTGCTCTGAATACATTGAAGAACTTGTCTATGTTCATGCTGGTTGTGACGATGCTAATGGTTGGCTTACAGGCCATCAGAACTTTCGTATCCAGCTAGCAAAGACAAAGCCTTACAAAGGAACCAGAACACAAGAGAAACCCAAGCACTTGGGTTTATTGCGTCAATATCTTAACTCTGCTTGGAAGTTTGAGATTGAGCAGTATCAGGAGGCTGATGACGCAATAGGCATCTCTGCTTATTCGATGGAACCGGAAGACTATGTTATTTGTACCACAGACAAAGATCTAAACATGATCCGAGGCTGGCACTACAATATGAAGCGCAATGAAAAGGTTTGGGTTGACGAAGACGAGACATTGTATAACTTCTATACACAAGTGCTGACTGGTGATCGTGTTGATAACATTCCTGGCCTCAAAGGAATCGGACCCAAGAAAGCGGAAAAGATACTTAAAGGCTGCAAGACTGAGGATGAACTGTTTGAAGCTGTACTGAAAGCATACGACAATGATGAAACCTATTTAACGGAGCAGGCTTCGTTGCTTTGGATCAGAAGAAAACCAAATCAGGTTTGGAGGAAACCTCGATGATATGTTCTAAATGTAAAGAAGAAAAAGATATATTACAATTTAATAAATCAAAACACACAAAAAAAGGTTATCAATCTTGGTGTAGAATATGTAAAAACAAAAAAGAAAATGAGTGGTATCATAAGAAAGTTGAAAATAAACAAAAAAGACAGAAACAAGTACTTGATAGGATAAGAAATAATAAAAAACTTGTAATAGATTATTTTGGTGGTAAATGTAATGATTGCGGTGGAGTGTTTCATCCTTCAGTTTATGATTTACATCATAGAAATCCAGAAGAAAAAGATAATAACTTTAAAACAATGCTTCATCGGTCTTGGAACAAAATAATAAAAGAAATTGAAAAGTGTGATTTACTTTGTGCAAACTGTCATAGAATTAGACACAATGCTGACAACTACTAAGGAAAATTATGGATTCGAAGAAAACCAAATCAGGTCTGGAAAAAGCCCCGATAGTTTATATTGAATGGGTTGATGCAGTAGCAGATGCAGGCTGGCAAGAAAGCACCAAAACAGAGATCCACAAATGCTACACGATTGGGTGGGTTGTCTCAGAGGCAGACGATGCGGTCTGTGTCGCCAGCACGGTCAGCATGGACTCCAGCAACGCCAGGATGCACATACCGAAGTCGTGGATTAAAACAAGGAAGGAAATCGACATTGAAGCCATCATCAGCGAAAGCAAAGGGAAGAGTTCTACAGCAAACGGTAAGAGACCTTATAATCGCAAAGTTCGGACTGGAGCCTGACGATGTTCGTTCAGTTAGCATGGGCGTGTCGGGGGAAGACCTGCTTCTTAGTCCAGCAGCAAGACGGAAGCTACCAATCAGTGTGGAATGCAAGTCCAGAGCAACAATCTCTGTATATGGACATTATCAACAAGCGAAGGACAACAGTCGAGGATACGAGCCAGTCCTCGTTATCAAGCAAAACAGAGATAAGCCCCTGGTTGTGGTAGACTGTAATTACTTTTTTGACCTACTGAGGAGAAGCAATGAAAACCTTTAAATTTACATACGAAGATATCGAATATGTTGGCGACAGTGGCGACTGGCCCAACACAACCACAATCAAGGCAAAACACGAGTTTGACGATGCTGTTACTTGGGTTCCGGTGCTGTATCAGTTTGTCAAGTTCCTAGAGAGCACTGGCTATGTTGATGTTACAAAGAAGGTCCAAGTTGAAGATCGTTTTGGATTTCATGCCGACTGTGGCTTTGAGACATTCGGTAAGAAAGAAGAAGAAATCGATGAAGACTTTGACGACACTGAGGAAGAGCAATCTTGAAACTACTAATGCTAGACATCGAAACAAGCCCCAACACTGCACACATCTGGGGCCTTCGAGATCAGTATATTAGCCCAGAGCATTTGCTAGAGTCTTCCTATGTTCTGTGTTGGGCTGCTAAGTGGCACGGCAAGAAAGAGATTATGTTTTCTTCCGTACACAACACACAGCCTAAATATATGCTGCGAAAGATCCACGATCTTATCTCTGAGGCTGACGCAGTTGTTCATTACAACGGAACTCGGTTTGACATCCCAGTGCTCAACAAAGAGTTCTTGCTTCAGCACTTAGCACCACCAGCGCCATACAAACAGATTGACCTATTGAGAGTAGTTCGTAAAGAGTTTCGCTTTCCTAGCAACAAACTTGACTACATCGCACAGAGATTGGGTCTAGGAAAGAAAACTGACCATGAAGGCTATCAGCTTTGGGTCAAGTGCATGAACAAAGATCCTGCTGCTTGGAAAGTAATGGAGAAGTACAACAAACAGGATGTTGTGTTATTGGAGAAAGTTTATGATCGTCTGCTTCCTTGGATTAAGTCTCATCCTAACCATAACCTCTACGGAGGTGACGGTTGCCCCAACTGCGGTAGCAATCGACTGCAAAAACGAGGCTTCTCCTACACAACCACAGGAACCTTCCAAAGATTCCAATGCACGAATTGCGGAAGTTGGTCCAAATCCACCAAAGCAATAAAGGAGCACGCCGATGTCGCAGCAGCAACATAAAACATTGGCTGACTACCTTGCCAACAAACAGATAGGAGGTAATCACTACAAAACAGCAATCCAGCCTTGGGATGTGTTCCTAGATTGGGAGCTTGACCCCTGGCTATGTAATGTGATAAAGTATGTGCAGCGGCACAACAGAAAGAACGGCATTGAGGACTTAAAGAAGGCACAGCACTATCTAGAGTTTGCAATTGCGAATTACGACAAGATTAAAGAAATTTATT